TACGTATTATAAGGCCCTGTAATCAACGAGTCTTGATCTGCAGCTATATTGACATCAGGCCTTGGAAATCTAAGTGCAATCTTTTCAGGCTGCCGCGCTGGTAAACGGTATGGGTCAAACTGATCCCTGCAACCTTGATCACAGACTTTTAAGCCCGGATTGTTGCCGTCAGGCATCAGTGCAACATACGCTCTCTTCATGTGACATCTGTCACAAATTGCAATACTTAATACAGCATTGCCAAGAGTGTCAAGCGTACGTGGCATACTTACCTTGTATAGTAACTAATATTCGGAGCAAAGTAAATCGGACTCTTGTCTCTTTCTTCCTGCTCCGCAATATTCCAATACTTTTCAGCCTGCCCTTCAAGATACTGAATACGCTCGCCTGGGACAGTAGGTAGTTCCATACTCATCTGGTGAGCTAGCATATTCTGAATGGCCAGATACCATCTCTGGGGAATTTCTATCTCACCTGATAAATCACCTACATCCTGAATTTGCCGATGTCTCCAGACCACGAGTTGTGGCGTAAATGATGAAGGCGCAGGCCAAAGGTACATCGCAGGCTGGGGAATGTTACGGTCAAACCAGTATTGCAACGGGTAAAGGCTTGTGAAGTTCTTATTCGGCAAGTTTGTATAGTCATCACGATTCAAGCGTGCAAGTGGAATTTCCGTGGTGTTTGAGCCAAAAACCACTTGATAGACACCCATATTAGCCCCTGCTGTTTGCAAGATTCTCCAATACGGCGTGCTTGCTGACGGGTCTAAGTCGTAATAGATCCACGTGCCCGCAGTCCAAGTAGTCGCGCCAGGGCTATAAACCGTTGTCCACGTTGTACCATTTGTAGAAGACTGAATTGAGAGGGTCACTGAGCCGGATATTGCTGGTAGTATACCCACGGTGCCGACGTAGATGTTATTTCCAGACCCGTTGTTAATGCCAATGTTACCCGTATTGTTGGTTAATTGGCAAATGTTGGTGTATTGACCATCAAAAGCGTTGGCTGCATTGCCCGAAGAGCTATACCCGCCATTTGTATTAGCGGTTAAAGTTCTGTAATTGGCATTCAAAACATCTACCGTGCCAGTTGGCAGATAGTAAATATACTTATCTGGGTTAAGACCTATAATGGTCTTGTCAATGCACCAATACTGAATCCCACGATTTGCAAGATTTGATAGAACGTAGTAGAGGCTATCTTTAGCCGATGCTACTTGTTCTGAAGTTAATTCTTCAGCCAGCTTTCCAGCACGACGCGCGCCATGATCAATCAGGTTTTGAACCGTAATCGTAGTCTGTCCAACTGTTCCACTAGTATTAGACATGTAATTCCCAATCCATTAACGTTACCACCCAGGACAATTCCAACGTTTAAGAGATGCTGCCTTACGAGTAAGCTCGCCATTTTCATCGCGCTTAGGCCCGGGCATGCCAGACATCCTAGCGCAAAACGATGCTTTTCTTCCAGCATCGGCTTTTGTTTTTGGGTGCGGTGCAGGTGCTTTAAGGTTAGAGCCAGTTGCCCTATTGAATTTATCACGGCCTTTTTGCGTTAATCCTGCGCCCTGGCTTGTAGGTAACTTCTCACCACGTGAGACTGAAAGCCTAGGGTCGCCGCCGTCTTTCATCTTTTGCGCGCCACGCCTTACCGAGTACGCAATAGCAACTGCTTGCTTAACCGGCTTGCCTGCCTTCACCTCAGCTGAGATGTTCTTCTTAAAAGCTTTATCTGATTTGCTTTTAATCAGCGGCATGATTAACCACAGAAAATTGTAATTGCAGCACTTGCAGGCAAGACTACATAAATACTTGTGTTAAACCGAATCCCGTTTCCAGGCAACAGTGTTGCAATAACTGCTGTGTTTGTTGTGATGTCTAATTCTAATAACAGTGTGCCACTTGAACCGCCATCGCGTATTTCAATAGTGCCAGCAGTGCCGCCGGGCTTAATCTGGTAGCCACCAAGATTAGTTGCGCCTGCGTAAATTGCGCCAGTTGCGTTTGCGTGTGCCGCAAATACATTTGTCAATGTTGACATCTAAATCTCCAATTAAAAGGAAGGGGCCGAAGCCCCGACCTTGATTAGCAAGAACCGCCGTAAGCTTTTTTCATCTTACCACCGGATTTGTACTTTTGAATTACGCCACCTGTAGCGTACTTCTCAATTACACCGCCGGTCTTCAGACCTTTATGCGCTTTGGACGCAGGCTTATCAGCATGAGATTTGAGATCACCCTTAATGCCTTTAATAGCTGACATCTCAGCTTTATGCATCTTAGGAGACTCTACCTCACCGCCCTTTTTACGTGCCATAGGCATTGGGCCGGTTTCCATACGAGCAGGCATGCCGCCCATACCGATACCGCGACTAGGCATAGCAGGAGCCATACCACGACGAGCTGCCATAGGCGCGCCACGAGCGGAAGCACGTTCAGGAATAACCCCGCCCATAGCTTTCTTCACAGTGCCGCCCTTTTTAAGCTTCAGTTCAACTGAAGGCTCAGTGGTCATCATCTTAGGCATTGGTTTAAATTGACCCATGATGATCCCCTTTACGCAAAAGATTTGTAAATGATAGTCACACGAGCTGCACCTGCAGAAGCTGCAGTTCCAGTTTGTGTAAATGTCACCGTTGCGTAGTCAACATCACTATTACCCACGTTAGCCCAAGCGCTATACACACCAGTAGTAGCTACTGATGCGCGACCTGCTGAGCCTACGGAAGTAGAAGTGACATAAGCTGCGGCAGAGCCAGTTTTACCTACAGTCACGGTGTTGGTAGTACCTGCATTAAACGCAGTTGTAACGTCAATGTTGACGTCAACAATTTGAGAATTAGCAGGAATAGTACCAATAGTGACTGCAGCTGTATCTGTGTAAGCAATCGTTGTGGTGATTGCTGACAGTTGACCTGCCGAGTTAGTTACTGCATTATTGTATGCCATTGTCTTTTCTCCTTAATACGTAGGGGCCGAAGCCCCCACTTGGGTTTAGACGCCGGGTGTACCGAACATTGAGCGCCAGTCAGTCCAACCAATGTCATAACGCTCGGTGGCCTTATAACGCATTGAGTCGGTCTCAAAGTCGCCTTCCATGGTCTTTTCCAAGCCACGGCGCATCATCAACTTCATGCCTTCGGGGGCATCAGTCTGAACCCACCAAGCTGTGGCAGATGTCAAACGAGAGATGACAGAAGCACCTTCGGGCATCAAACCAATAGACTTAATTGGGTTGATGTCGTTGTTGGCTGTACCAGCACGAAGAACGCTCTTCAACAGAACTTCAGCTTGGAAGACATTACCGGGAGCAACCACTAACTTCAGAGGTTGCAAACGGATCTTCTTGCCGTTGTTGTCCACTGCTTGACGAACTTGGATCAGCATCTGCTCCAAGGAAGTCTGGCTCAAGTTAGCAGCTGTGTTCAGCAAGTTGCTTGCTGTACCGCTAACCAGTGGGTGTGTAGAAGCATTCAACTGAACGCCATCGCCGCCAGCATATGCTGAGTTGAACGCTTGGTTCAACACATTGGCTGCCAATGTCTCTTTAGTTTCCACCAAAGATTGGGCCAAATGCTTAGCGTAAACTTGACCAATACGGATGTGGTCGCCGTCTTCAACCAATACCTTGGTCAATGCGAAGGCCAAGCCATACACATTGTAGAGGTAACGCTTGAGGAACAGCACGCCACCTTGTTGGTAAGCAACAGGGCTGCCGTCAGGCAACTGAGGTGCTGCACCAAAGCCGTACAAGACAGGCTCTTCGTGGTAGTTACGTGGAATACCTTGTTGTTCACGGAAGACCGTGGACCATTCGTCCGAACGTTGATCGTAGACACCGTCGAAACATTCATTAAGAATTGGTTCGACGATGCTACGAAAGTCGGTACTGCGCATTGGAGCTGCCATGGTTCACTCCCTCCTTAAACGGCAACGACAGCCGCATTGAACTGCGACTCGTTGATTGATACGCGTACAATCGTGTACGCATCGCCCCAAGCATTGTCGGGGTACGGAGCTAAGTCACGAATCAACATTTGTGCGCTATTGCCAGCGCCAACCAATGTGGTTGACAAGGTGCAAGCAGACAAACCTGTTGTAGTCGAACCAGCAGTGGTGTTGCTCAAATCAGCCATATCACCTACGGAGGCTTGAGTCAATGAACCAGCAGCTTGGATCTCATACACAATGTTGGGATCGTTGTAGTAGTAAGCGACGCATGTGCCAGTTGTGTACGCAGTATTTGCGGGCCAGTTGTTAGACACACGAGCACGACCAGTAGTGTCAGTCCACTGAACGCCAGCAAAGGCGCCTTGGAATGCATCACCGGCAGCAGCGACGACGATATTACCTGAAGTGTTCAACTTTACGGGTTGACCCTTTAGGATAGCCGTGTTATAGGCAGAAGCAATGCCATCCGCCAACGTCACAGCACGATCCAACCCGGAGGGATGATATGCAGGACGAAGACCGAACGGCGCATTAGTTGAGCTCATAATTGAGTCCTTTCAAAAATTGAAATAAAAACTTTGCCATGTTTACTCAAAAACAGGACGCGGTTTAACTTTTGCATCGAATCCTACACCGCCGCCTTCAATTGTGACCAATGTCTTGCCATTGCTATCGCGTTCACCCAGCAATTGTTCTTGTTGAACCTTAATCTTCTGTTGCTCCTCCATAGGGGCAAGATGATGAAGTTCATACATGAGCTCTTGATAAATGTCCATAGGCAATTTATACAAAAGCATCTCGTTACAAGCAACAAAGCCTACGTGTTCGCCAGCTTTCACTTTCAAATGCTCAAAGCCGGGTAATTCTTCGGCTTTTACTGGTTCATAGCCCAGTCGCATACGCTTGTGAATTGGGTCATATTGGTTGGTAGAAGACAACCAGCATAGGTGGTATCCCGGTATCTCGGGAGGGGTCGGAAGCGCTTCTTGAAGCCACTCCGAGCGGAACATCCTACGACGTTCCTCGGAAGAAACAAATTTTTCTTCAGGTGCAGCACGTGAGTCATCTTGCGATGCACGATTCTCGCGTCCTGCGTTGGTGTTCTTTTTAATACGATCGTCCATGATTATTTCCGTTTCTGTTGTTTGTCATATTCTGCGAACTTGCGAATCATTTTGTTTCGCTGCTCGATGTTATCCCACATGCCTGCCTCTTTAATGGCAGCAACACGCTTGGGGTCAACGATGTATTCGTTGGCCCTTGTCGTCGCAGTGGTATCACGTCCTGAACTTGTCACAACAGATCTCGGTCTTGGGTTTCTCGTACCATTACTATACCCCGAATTATATCGGTGTGGTAAATATTTTTGCAATCTGTCGTCGAGCTCATCCCAATAGTCGGGAAGTGCTGGGTCGTAGCCTTCTTCGGTCAACGCCACGTCAATGGTCTGAGCAATCTTAGAATCTGCATCCTTCAATTGGGGGTCATACCACTTATTCTTATCGATCCAATCTGAGGCCATTTTCTGGACCATTGGATCGGGAAGTTTGATGTTCTGTGAAGTCTGAGTAAGCTGCTTATTAGCAGTTTCACGCAATGACTGCAAAGACTCTAAATGCCGTTGGCTATCGTACCAAAGCTGTTGAGCTTTGGTAACTTCTTCACCATTTCGAGCATTCACAGCCTCTTGTAGCTTCATTTTGGCGTACTCAAGCCTTGTGCCCGCGTCGTCAATGGCCTTATCAACCCTTGCTAACTCAGCACCAGACGTGCGTTTCTCCAAAAGAGCTACTCGCTCCGCCATTTGTGAGTTCTGCTTACGCAGAGCCGTGATCAAATGATTAGATTCACGTGCTTTTTCACGATGAAGTTGCTTCTTAAGCCTTCTTTCATCACGTCGAGCGGCACGAATGGCCTCTCTTTCCGGATCGTCTGTGGTAGAACCTTCACCACCGTCGTCTCCGGGTCCCTCAGTGTCACCTGATGCCTCAGATATGCCATCTTCATCATCATCTTGGTCGTCAGACTGGGGATTTGACATTCCGTCAGGTAGTTGCGCGATTGCCGAGCCATCTTTGGTCTCATCAACCTGCATTTCCAACTTTTCAGTTGCATTCATATATCATCCTTTCAAAGCTTAAATAAAAGCTTTAATATCACGAGGGTCGCCAGTGACTTTGCCAATGAGTTCATGATCATTGAAGAAGGTAAAAAGGCATTTGCCTTCAGCGCCTTGCTCGTCTTTGAAATCAATCTCCCATCGATCACCGCCCCACTTAGGTACGCGAACAAAGTCGCCCACCTGTGCCCATGCGCCTTCAGGCCAAGGTTCCATGGATTCGCGTTTCTTAAATGCAAGAGGCCCGATTGAAATGATCTTCCCAACTTGGGTATTCCACTTCTCGGTCTCTTTGGTTTCCTGCGGAATAAAAATTCCAGCAGATGAGACTTTTTCTTTAACTGCTCGTAACTGCACAAGAATCCTTGCGCCATACGGTGCCATTAAAGGGTCTATGGTAGGGAACGCTTCTGCAAGCGTCTGTTCAATGTCATTCGACATTCTTTTCCTCTTCTAAAAGTTGGTTAATGATAAGCAAGGCTTCCTCCAAGCCTTGGTGCTGGCCAACTAAGCGCTGGTAGGCTTCAAATGTGACTGCGTTTCCCTGAACTAGGGATTCAGCAATTTGCTCTTGCCTTTGCTTAATTTGACCAATGAAATTTGCAAGCGTTGCCATGTTTAGCGGCCACGACCTGCAGACTTCTTCACGGGGATCGCGATGGTTACTGCAAAGCCAGACATCTTCTTGGCGGCTCCGCCTTTTTTCATCGTCGCAATTTTGCCAGTAGGCTTAGGCAAGGGTGGGGGCGCTGAACCGCGTGCTGGCAAATTAGCCACGCCGCCTTCTCGCATCACACTGCCGCCTGACTTATATTTTTGAATAACGCTTTTGCCCTTGGCTGTAGCTACGGAATCACCCGCACCCATTGCCAAGCGTTTGTGCATGTTAATGCCTTCATCAGCCATTTTGACCTCCTAGTGTTTGTTGGATAAAGTTCTGCGCTTCTAGAGCAGTTTTAACTTGCTCATGTTGTAAGTTAGCAGCATCGCGCGTAAGAGCTGCTGACTCGATTCTTTCCTTAGTCAGATTATTCTCAGTATTCTTAGCCATATCGGCTTGGAGTTTCTGAGTTGAGATCTGAGCTGTCTGCTGAAGCTTAGCAGCTTCAATTTGCATCTCGGCTTGGTCCTTGGTCGCGCGGCGCTGTGTCTCTGCCATGCTGGTTTGAACAAATGCCTGAGTTGCGGGGTCAGCAGGCGGTTGGCCTGACAATTGCTTGATGGCAGCAATTGCTTTCTCAATGATGGGTGGCAATGCCTTAAAGGTCTCACCAGTATCTTTATGCACGTGCTGCGCAACGGCTGCAAGCAACTGATCCGCGCCTTGCGGCAGTGTTTGCTCTTTCAAAACATTGAATGGTCTATTCAACGCTGCACTGCTATATGAATCCACTTGGTTAAGGTACCACAGGGTCAAGTGCTGCTTCACATGCTCTAAGCACAATGGAATGAAAGCCGGAGCCATGATGGGATTAGCACCATACATTGGGTCTTGCAAATAATCCAAGTGAACCTGAATGTGAGCCAAATGATCTTGCCGCGGGAATGCGCCGGCGTGGCGACCAAAAGTCATGGCCACGTTCTCCAAAGCCGGATTCATTTCCTTCACCTCATTAGGATCGGGTAGAACCTCGTTGATGTCAGGCAACTTGATCTGCTTAAGGATTCGCTTTTCAACGGCAAGTCTGTTATACAAGTCAGGATTGGCCTGAGCTCGTGCAGCCAAAGTCTGGATCTGCGCATATCGTTGTGTCTCAGCAAAGATATGAGGGTCAGACACTGGAACAATATCAGAGTTTCTAGCAAAGTCTTCCTTGGTTACATCCAAGTCCTCGACCATATCCCCTTTAATTTGCTCATCCAAGTACCAGTTATTCAGCCTTGCAATAACTTTCAACACTCGGCGCTGAGAGTCATGCAGCCTTGCATGCACAGCGCTAAACACCGCGGCGCCTTGCTCAATCAAAGCTTGTGTAGTACCCACAGGTGCATTTGATGTGATGTCAGCAATCTTTTCTTCACTGGTGGTAACCACGCCTTTTGCGGCATTGGATAACCAACCCAACAATTCAAGCAGCACAGGAGAGGGCTGGTTAAATGGCAATGGCATGGCAATCTTACGAATATCGTCAATGCCTGGGGCGCCTTCAATCTCACTTACTTGTGTAGGCTCAATCGTAAGTGATTGGCCTGACATCTTGGCGCCCTTGAGCTTAAGCATTGTGGGCGCCGTAGTAATATGCGCGGAATCCAGCAACGCCCGCAATGCTCCGGTAAGCGCTGCAGATAAACCACCAATAAGATGCGGTAAGCCAATTGCATAAGCACCTCGCCATGGAATGAACTTAAACTCGATCAACCAGTCCAGCTTGGTCATGGTCTTATCACCATCCGACCAGTTACGGTACAAGCCAACAACCTCTGTTGTTAGGTCATCCACCATCAAGATATAAGGTGCACGCTTGCCTTTGGCGTAGTCATCGTCATCAAGGTTCAGCCAAGTGTAGATGTGATATACACGGCGGACGCCGTCTACGTTATCAGCTTGGCTCTTACGACCCTCAATCTTATTGTTTGCCTTCTCGGCCTTGGACTCCTCAGGCTCCATAGAGGCGCGAACAATATCAATGTCAATATACAACCCACTATCGACGCGCTCTTCAAAAGTCTCTTGCGTAATGTCTTGGACTTCGGTGACGCGGCCTGCAGTGTAGAAGTTAACAGCTGCAAAAGGTAAGTACACATTATCAATAGGCACGAACTCAGCGCAAGGTCTACGCTTCTGGTCATCATACCAGATCTTCATGTATTGGCTACCACCAAGCGGCAACTGCGTCAGCAACTGCTCTTCCTCGTCGCGGTATTCCTCGATCTGCTCAGTGAGCTGCCAGTTCATGTAGTCGCGCTTACGCTCGGCACGTTCTACCTTCTCATCCGTAGTCTCGCCAATGATCTTGGTTTTAACCGGCCCGTCAGCGGGGAATAGTTCCTTGATGGCTCGAGCTGAGAAGTCAACGCATGCCTCAGCCATAACAGGGTGGACAACCTTACTTGCGCCTGTAAATTGCGCTCCGCCCGGTGCATCGTGGCCTAAGCCCGTACGACGCAGACCTTCTTCATATTGCTTATCACGCTCCTCGCGAGCTTCTTTGTCCTTCTCAATCAGCTCAACGTACTTGTGAGCTAATTTGCTGAGATCATAGGATGAGAGCACATCAGCCAAGTTCTCGTAGAAGTCAGGCTCTCCATCTGGGCCTTTGGAATCATCTTCCATTCTTACGATGGCCGAGCCGTCGGGCAATTCTTCTACTTCCGGAGTCTCATCTTCCATCTCATCAAACATTGTGAGAGCGGAAGGCCCAGCGGCTTCGACTTCTTCGTCAGACATAGGCTCGATAAAACGATCAAAGTCCGGTGGGATTGGCATCTGTGTAGCCATAGATTATTTTCTCCGCATCATAAGTGCATACCGCATGTGGTCTGTAGTCGGATTTTGTTGGACTATACCACCATTCGCCTTCTTGATGAAGGCTTTATCAGGAGTTTGTGTACGAGATGCACGTTCAGCTTCCGCCTGTACGAGATCTTCCAGCTCTGCCTGTGACTTGGCTCTCTGCCCCAGCTGTGCTCCAATTCTGTTGTTATGGGTATCCATACCATAATCGGCTGGCATTTGCCCTCCAAACATGGATTTGACAGCTTGAAGCGGGGAAGTCGTGAACTCATGGGCTTTGCCTAGGAATTCAGCAACACCAGGACTATACTTACGTGAAAGGGTGCCAGCTGCCAACATGTGCCTTGCTGCATCACGCTGGTCATCTTGCCCCTTTTGGCCGGGGTACATCTCATAGGCCACAGTCTCCGAATAAGTCGGGACACTGAATAGCCAAGGAGTTGGGACATCAGGCTTCTTGACAGATCCACCGGCTTGGTAACCGGGAACTGGACCACCATTGGCATAATCGTCCATGCCTTGGTATCTTGCAACAAGTGCTTCAAGCTTAACTTCAAGTGCCTGCATAAGCTCAGGAGACCACTCATATCCTGTTGTGGCCATACCTAAGATGTCTTCAAATGCCTGTTCGCCATTGCGATTCAACGCACGTAAATGCTGTCGAATTAAACGAACAGCAGCACGAGCATTAGGCGTCTCTGTATAGTAGCCGTCCTCAAGCAAGTTTACAATCTCTTCAGCTGTTGCATTGTATTCAGCGCTTCTAGCAAGTTCTTCAGGTAAACCGCGTGTCTCAACAAGTTGTGCTAACGCCTCGCGTTCTGCTTGTGTTGGATTATGCGTGCCAATCTCATCGTTGCCTCGAATAAAGTCAGCTAATTCAGCAGGCGTCCAAGTCTCAGTAATCTCACCATCATTAAGCAAGCGTTGATAATCTCTAACATAGTTATTGTATAGAACATCTAAGTGCGCAGGGGTTATTTGCGTAGCAGCAAGTGCTTGTGCAGGTTGTGGCTCTTCTAATAACCGCTGCATTTCAACAGCAGTTGCTTGAGCCGCTCTAGCACGCTCAATAGGCGCTAAACCACGAAGTACTTCATGGTCATAGTCATTGTTCTCTAGCAATGTTAAGGCGTCTACACGATGCTGAGGCTCTTCTTCACCAATAATACGTTGCGCAAGATCACGAGGGTTAAACTCAATGTAATTGGCGCGTTGGCGAAGTGCTTGCGCGTAATCGCGACGTTCAGTTTCCGCTAAAGAGATCCAGTGATTGTTTGCCGCTTGATTCAATGGGTTACTTAACTCATTTGCCAAGAAGCGCAGATCCTCAGGGTTTAATTCAGGATCATTTACCGCGTTTTCAAGTTGGAATATACGATCATTGCGCTGATTATCAAGATCTGCGGCACGTAATGCAGGCACAGGTTCAGCCTCAATTGCCAAAGCCAATTGTCGTAACCCAGCTATTACTGCTTCATGCTCAAGTGCAGGGTCCACAGCACGTAAAGCTCTTGCAAAGCCTGCAGGGTCTAGTCGTGGGCTATTGTTTTCCGCAACGCGATGCGCAATGGTGTC